AGGCTGCCATTTAGCATCGTGACGCTCAAGCTGCTGGCCTTGTCCCATACGCGCGAATCGACAGAGCCGATGGTGTTGGTGGCAATGCCGACGTCGCTTCCCGGCGGGTCAAATGCCTGCAGGTCATTCCATGTGGTGCCGCTGTCGTCTGTGCGGATGAGCACCCCGCCAGGCCAGCCGGCAGAGACGCCGAACATCGCCGCGAGGAAGCCGGGGTCCGCCTGCGCCGGGTGGAGATACGGCACGTCAAGCAGCACATACGACGAGGCGCCGGATGATGCTATGGTCGTCGGCCCGGTGACAACTGGCGCCACCCCGAGAGCGGCCGGAGTATAGACAGCCTGATCGGCGTATTTCGCGCGGCATTCCAAGCGGCTGTCGCTGGTGTAGTTGATTGCCGTCAGCCGCAGCAGGACGTTACCCTCTGGCGTTTCGAGCGTCACGACGTCGGCAGGCTCGAGGTGGTTATACGTTTGCGGCAAATTGAACGAGAGGTCGTATCGCTCAAGCCAGCGCATAAACAGCAGCACCTCCGCTTTGCCAGCGGCTTCTGCGCCCGTCAAGACAATGGCGATTTCCTGCGTTTCCTCGTGCACCGAATCCGTATTGAGGCGTTCGGCGTATTGCTCTCCGACGTCGAATTCCCGATCGTAGTCGAGATATTTGATGACCATGCGCCGCGGGAGTTGAGTATCCATCTCCCGGCTTGCAGTGACTTGGATTCCGGCTTCCGTTCCCTCGCCGCGCGCGTCAAGATCTTCCTGCGGTATGGTCTGCACCGATGCGCCACCACGAGGAACGAAGGTCACATCGTAGCCACTCTGCACCACGTCGAATGGCCATGACGCGGCAAGCTGCGTCAGTGCTCCGCGAATGCTGCCGACGCTACCGACCGTGTAGCCACGGACAATGCTGGTCAGAGCGGCGGTGTTGATGTCCCCTGACTGAAGGATGCCAGATTGTAGGCACTCCTCAGAAGCCACATCACCGAGAGTTGGGGAGGTTGATGCGATCGTATAGGGTTTGATGGTGCGCCAGCGGCCCCAACTCGCCGCAGAGGGCTGGAAGAATACCGAGCCGGTCCAAACAAGCGAGCCAGAGGAAAAGTTTCCAACGTCAAGCACCTGTGACCACGTGGTGCCATAATCGGAAGACCAGCAATATCCAGAAGAGCCACATGCAACGAAAACACTACCATCATTGGCCACCAAGGTACTGCCATATCCTGATGCAATTGGAAATCCGGCCGGGACTGACGGATTCCATGTCCATGTAATACCATCTGGAGATGAATAGTTACCAGCAGAGCCAGAACTTATCAGCACAACCTGACCTGTTGGCATTGCAGATCCCCAATTCCAATTACTAAAAGCCAATGTCTGCCTTAGCGTCCAGCTTCCACTAAGGCCTGTTTCTGACGTATAAAGTCGAGTCCCATTGTTGATAATTATCCATCTAGTGCCATTGTGTAAAACAACCCCGAAGCTAGAACCCCAGGTCAAATCCGGTGACAGGTGGTCTACCCAGGTCACTCCGTCATCCTCTGAAATCCATAGCCGCAGAGAAGCGAAGCCAGCGGTCCCGGCCATCAGCAGCTTGCTGCCGTCGTATCCTATTGCCGTGGCAGCATATCCGCCAGGGACCGGGATGGTCGTCGATGTTACCCAGTTGTTTGTTGATCTATAGAGGTTGGCTTGACTTAGCAAAATGTGAGATTTTGACGTTTTAACTGAGTCAAATATGGATGCTCCAGAAAATGGTAGTATTGACTCAGACCAAGTAACTCCATCAGACGATCTCGCAACATGCGACGCAAATCTTTCAAACACAAGAAACTCGCCACCTGTCCATAGAGTCTCCGTCCAGTCTCTTGCCGGCAGCGCTCCATAGGTGGCCGAATAGTGCTGCTCGGTCCCAGTGCGAACAACTTCGACCTTTACCTGTGCTCCTACCAAGCTCTCTCCATATTTTGCAAGAGGCAGGTCAAGGAAGACGATGTACGCCAGTCCGCGCCATGCCGGCGTGTTGGCGGCTCCAAGCGTGGCCTGAATGCGGGTGTCCGGTAGCTGCGTGTCTGTCCCGAGATGGACGGTAAAGCCGGTTGCCGCGGCATTCGACGCGGCTATCGTTGCGCCGTCAGATGAGCCGGCATCGTAGAACAGTTCGCCCTTGATCCAGATGCGCTTTACGCCTGTAATCGGCCCTTTGCACAGACCGACGGCGAAGGTCGCATAATTTACGTATGTCTTCGTCTTGGTCTTGCTGCCTCCCTTGCCGCCGGACTTCTTTTTGACGACGGTCTCGCGGATAGCGTTGTTTTCCAGCCAGAAAAGATTGCCGACAATCGGGACCGTGCCGTAGACGCGAGGGATGACGGCGCCGTATGTGGCAGTCTGGACAGTCAGATCGCCAAGCCGCGGCCCGGTGACTGTCGGGCCTTTTGGTGGGTCGAGAAGCCCGCCGAGCCATATTCCAAGCTGCGCGCCGACCTGCCAGCCAAGGACAGGATTGAAGAAGCCAACAACGCTGCCGATTAGCCCGCCGAGTGCTTGCCCTGCTGTGCTCATGAGAGCCCCTTGACTCGATAGACGCGCACGATTCGCGCCGCCCACTTGGAGCAGATGTCATGCTCGCAGCACGCGCCGACAGCCTCGTATGCGTGAATGATGCCGGAGCCGGTGCAGATCCCGACGTGCTGCGGCTCGCCCAAGAATCGCATCAGCAGGATGTCGCCAGCGGATCGGTCGGCGATGTCTGGCAAGCGCTCGATCATGGGCTGCGCGTCCATGGCGGCGGTCAATCGGCCCTTGTTCGGCGTCCGCCCGTATCCGGTTACGTCAAGAACATCAACCCCGAGCGCGCGCACGGCATGGACTGCAACGCCCGCACAATCGAGCCCGACGCCGACCACTCGACCCTGGTGAGCGAATGGCGTGCCGATGCAATCGCGAGCAGCGGCGATGATGTCGTCCGCGGTCATGGCTTTACAGGCGGAAGCTTTGGCCGCGGCATCTCAGACCGAAGAGCGCAAACCGGCACGGTTTCTCGTGGATCGGAATGCTTGCCGGCCTCAAACAGCCAGACAACGCATCTTGATGGGCCGAATAGGCGACGAGGGGCCGCTTGGTGTGTGCAAATCCCGTCGTGCGCGAAACTCCGGCAGTTGATGTTTATTGGCACGCGTTATTCCTTTCCGGCATGGCTGCGCAACTTGTCATGCGGCGCCACTCCGCCCAACGTGGGCATATGTCGAGCCGTTTGGAATCCAGAGGAAACCGCCGAAGTTGACGACGTTCGAGCCGCCAACCCGGTTCTGGCAATCGATCAGTCGCTTCCTGCAGCCGCGCAGCATCGTGTAGCTGTCGCCGACCGATGGCAGGTAATATGCGCCGTCGAATGTCGTGATCGTGCCGTCAGCGGCGTGCGCTTTGATCTCCAGCGGCTTCAGGCCGGCGTTGGCGCCCGTCGTGAATTGAATTGTTCCGGCGCCGAATGTGTCGGCGGCTTCGGCTCGTGTGCTGTCGCGAAAGACTGTCGTGCTGGTAACGTGCGTCAGGGTGCCTGTCACGGTATTGGCTACCGGGTCCGCCATACAACCGGCGTACTCCTGGCCGCAAAAGGTCTTAGGACAGGCGGCGCCGTAGGTATCGCCGACCACCTGGTTCAGTGCGTCTATCAGGCTGACGCCCCCGATCTGATAGCGGTCGTCGCGCAGCGTTGCTTTGCCGAATACGCCGGCCGTGATCTGTTCTTCGTTCTCGATCGGAGCCGCCCACGAGGTGGCGAAGATGTAGCAGCGCGCCCCGTCGAATACGCCACTGGCAATCGCCGCCCTGGTGATACCAGCAGCGCCAGCGATTCCGTCAAGGTCGAGTGACGCCGGCGCAAAGTCTGCGGTTGCAGAATAGCCGGTGAATTCGTAGCCGCTGGTCGACAGGTACGTGTGCCCGCTGATAACGAGGTCGCGCGGATAGTCGGTCAGGTAGATCGGGCCAGCAGATACCGGTTCGATTCGCAGGCATAGGATGCGCGTCTCCGGTGCGGCGACTGTCACCTTCATGGATTCAGCAGCTCCACCACTTCCATTGATCCTATTTCGCGCACTGAGCGGGTCAGCAGCGTGGCGTCGACGTCGGAGTCGAAACGGCAAGGCAGGTCGAATTCGCAGCCGCCTTTGACCGCCTCGCCAGACTGCGGCCTGGTGTTGGCCGTGCCGCCGCTGGTGTAAGCGGTGAATCCTGCGCTGTTGATAGCGACCGTGATCGAGACATTGGCGACGACAGAGACAATCAGACCGCGCAATCCGTTGATTTCGACCATGCCGACCACGCCGGAGAGGTGCACCGACTCGCCGGCCACAAAGGTATGGCCAGCGCAGGAGATGACCGCTTGCACGGCCTTGGTGATTGCGGTGATGCCGCGGGTTTTGTTGGCGGAAAATGTGACGCGCCCGGTTGTCGAATCAGACGACAGGCCAAGCGTCGGAATAACGCCACCGATCGAGACGAGAACACTCCCGGAAACAGGCTTGAAGATGGTGCGGACAGGATAGCCAGACGCTCCAGCCGTTGCGCCCAGCCCGTAGGCTTTCTGCAACTGATAGACGCCAGCGCTGACTAGCTCCAGATCCTGATCAATCGCTGTCGGCGCACCACGGCCATCGGTGGCTGTCGTGCAGTCGTCAGGCCATCGGACACGAAACCCGGCATATCGGCCGTGCGCGCGATTGTAGAGGTCCATCACTCGCTTGATCACGTCATCGCGCAGCCCGGTAAAGTTGATCACAAGGCGCCGTAAAGGCAAGGAATGAATCAGGCGACGATGCTCTGCGCCGCCAGCGGTGCGGGTGATCTGCACCTCGAAGGTGTCGCGGACTTGCGCGCCCATGCGGATTTCGTCCGGGAGTCGCTCTTCCAAAAACTCAGGCATAGCGGGCGGCTCCTGATACGGTCTGTCCGATGCGGCGCGCGATGTCGCCGGCCGATTGCCGGAGGTCGCTTCCGCTCGATCCGCCAGCCATGTTGATGACGACGCTTATGCTTTGCCCGCCACCGCCTGCCCGGTTCTGCGCGGCCGGGACGATGCGCTCGCCTTGATGCACCTTTGCCACCATGTCGCGCGGCACGTAGGGAGTTCCGACGTCGAACGATGGCAGGCTGCTCAGGATTGAGCCAACCCATCCGCCGATCTGTCCGCCGCCTCCGCCCTTGCTTCCGAAGTCGCCGAAAAGGCGCTTCATGATTTCGGCTGACGCGGCCTCGGCAATCATCCGTTTGATGGTCTCGCCGAACTTCTTCAGCATGGAGTCGGTGCCGTCTGAGAACGGGTCGAAAAGGAAGTCTGCGAACGCCGTCTGCATGTTTTGCGCGGCTGAGCGGGCAAAATCGGTTAGCGTGTCGGCTGTCTCTTCGGTCTTGGATTCAAGCCGCTGCATGTCGTCGCCTGCTTTGCTTGCAGCGCGGCCGAATGTTTCCATGCTGATCGCTTCGGCGTCGAGCAGTTCGAGCAGGTGTGCCAGTTCAGCGTTGAGCGCTTCAGCCGGCGTGCGCACTGACTCGGTGACGCGCGCACCTTCCGCGAAGACTTCCAGCCGCTTCTTGTGAGCGTCTGTTTCTTCCTCCACCGCCTTCTTGGTTGCCTTGATGTTGTCTAGCGTTTCGGCATACGACATTGCAAGAGCGAGGTTGCCGGCGCTTGCCGTCTTATATTTTCCATCGGCAATCGCCAATTCCAGCTTCTCGACCTCGGTAAGATCCTGCGTCGCGCGAATCTGGTCTCTCAGTTGCTCGACCAAGCGGGCGCCGTCGTCGATTGCTTTGCCGGCCCGGCTTCCGGCTTTTGCACCGCCACCGCCACCGCCGACGAATTGCTTTATGGCTGCGTCCGATGGCGGCTTTTTCGCGGCTTCGTCGCCGGCTTTGGCGCCGTCCTTGCTGAACTTCTTCAGCGCCTCAATCTGATTTTTGGTAACGGCAATCTGCTGGTCAAATTCTCCAGGCTTGCCAAACACCAATTCACCGAGGAATCCGCCTTGACCGGTCGCGCGCTTGGCTTTGGTCTCCAGCGATTGCAGCTTGTTTTCAAGATCCTTGATTTGTCCGGC